TGCCAGAAATACAACAGGGACAAAAATCATTAGTCTTGTCAACTGTAAAAATTTCTTCACATACACCCCCGTGCGTAATCTATTTTAGCACGAGGGAGGTTTCTACCATTTATCTATTGGGCACTCAGCGTAAGCAAGACGAGTCTTTAGTGGCATGAAACAGCCACATTGAGAGCATTGTTTGCTTTTTAAGTAATGTTCGCAACCTTCACAGAGTTTCATCCTGCGCTGTATTTCATCAATGGGTGCGTACTCAGTGTCTGGATTCACAAAGTCAAGAGGGGATACTTTGCCTGATTTTTGTCTTTCGGCGTTCTTGCGCTTCCATTGTTGCCACGGAGTTTCCATATTAAAATCCTACAGCGCTTAACCAAAACGCCGCAACTCATGCACCTTCTAATACTTTGATTCTTGCATCAAGATTTTTAATAACACCAAGAAGTTCAACTGCAAGCATCTGATAGTTAATACTGTCAACTCTTTCTTCTGGGCCATAATGTACCAAGTGATTTAATCCTGCATCATGAAGATGTTCAGCAATCATGCCAAATTGATTTAATCTGCTATTTGGGTCACTGCAATCTGCTTCTTGTGTTTCAAGTTTGTAGTCAAATATATACGGCTGAATTTCTAGTATTTTATTTGCAGGGTCTGTGTATGGGCGAAGATTTTCTTTAAATCTAATTGATGAAACCGAAGTTCCAATCGTTCCATCATTATTGCACAACACTGTTCTTGGACTAGATGCAATTTGATTACCATAAATATTGCCAGAAGTATTTGCTCTAAATAAAATATTTCCAACATAATCACTAAAGTTGTTATAGGAGTTTCCAGAACCAGCACCCCATTTAATAGCCGCAGCAACACCACTGCCATCAGTTCTTAAAATTGTATTTGCTGCACCAGTAATCTCGGATGCATAACCATTCAGTGTTCCGGCATCATATGAAGTAGAGCCAGCAGGACCCGTTGCGCCAACTCCGCCAGTAGGGCCAGTAGCACCAGTTGCTCCAACTCCACCAGTAGAACCTGTCGGTCCAGTTGCTCCAACTCCACCAGTAAGACCTGTCGGTCCTGTTGCTCCCGTAAGACCAGTTGGTCCTGTTGCGCCAACTCCGCCCGTTGGGCCAGTTGCTCCAGTCGGACCAGAAATTGCTACACCAGCGGCTAATTTTCCTACCGTAATGGCACCATCTTTAATTCTTAGCGTATCTGCATTGATTTCAATAGTTGAGTCATCTACGTTTACTGCAAGCGCAGTTCCAGCACCACCAGAGAGTCCGCTTCCAGCAACTGCTGAAGCAATTTTGGCTGCAGTTACAGCAGCGTCCGCAATTTTGCCAGTAGTAACATTTAGGTCTCTAATTTTTGCAGTCGTAACAGCCTCGGAACCAGGAGTGCCAACTAAGTTTGCTGTCGTTACGACTCCCTCTTCAATGATTGCCAACTGTGGCGTCCACCCTGCACCAGTGTAAATATAGATTTTGTCGTCGCTTTTAAGGTAACAAATTCTTCCTTCCAACAAGCCTGGTTCAAGGGCTCCACCAAAGGCATTGTCTCTTTGGGCTGCGTCGTCAAAAACAATAAGAGCCTGGTCCATGAAATAGGTGTTCACGTCAGTATGAGTAAGAATATCACCATCCTGAAATAGTTTGATTGGCATGCAAAACCCTCTTGTTGGTAGAACTCAACTCAATTTTACGTTAATTCAACCGCACGGGGTGCAAGTAGTTGCTATTTAAAGTTCGTAGAAACCTTTGCCCCATAAGCCTTGAAGACGAGTGAAGTATTTTTCGTACATCAAGCCAACCGTGTCTAATCCGTAGCGGTCTTTTGAGTATTTACTAATTGCTGTTCTGTCAAGAGTTTTAACATTCTCTGTAGCCTCAGCAAACTCTTTCATGGTGTGACAACGAAATCCAGTCACTCCGTCAATGACTGTTTCGGTGAACGCACCCCAGTCTGTAGAGATGATTGGAGACCCACAAGCCATCGCTTCAATCGCTACTGTCCCAAAAGGTTCAACGTAAATAGTTGGCGTAAAAGTAGCAATGGCACCGCCCATTAACTTTGCTCGCTCTTCTGTCCCCACAACGCCGACATACTCCCCATAGTTGGGCGCAGAACCCTGTCCAGCAACCACCAGACGCTTTCCTAAGGCCTTGCAGACGTCAACTGCAATCTGATAGCCCTTGCGCTCAATAAGGCGTCCTATGAACAAATAATAGTCATCTGGCGTTTCCTGTAAAGGGAAGTCTTTGACGTCAATATAACTTGGGATTACCGTGTCGTAGAACTTACCGTCAAGGGCGTGTGGGTCGGTAACTTTAGACCCATAGCAAGCATGCATCCACGCATAGGACTCAAAGACCCTGAAGTTGGCAAACGACCCGCCGTAGCCAATTCCGAACTCCACGCTTAATTCGTCAGGGAAAGCGTCTGCTATTGGCTTAGAGGCATAACCAGCGATAAGGCAAATAAAGTCTTCGTGTTCCAAGCGCTCTTGGATGCCTTTAATGACATTGCCGTTGAACCCAACCCAATGTGGCAGGTTCCAGTCAAACGACGCGGCTGAGTAGTGGTTCGGTCCGACTGCCTCTAAACGCTGTTCTTCGGTAATGCAGGTGATGTGCTCGTCGCAGGGCGCTTCATTGAACTCGCCACCGTAGAGAAATACGGTATGCCCGAGGTTCTTCATCATGATGCAGAACTTACGGACTTTCTCCGTATAGGCACACGCCGTGAAGTCTTCAGTGGTGTTTGTATGAGGGAGGGAAACTACATGAAATCTCATGCCGAGATACTAGCAGTACTACGCCTTAATGATGTAGTTAAGAACCATAGTAGGTTGCATGTTGTTATGTGCTCCACCGCCACCAGTGCTTTGGTTTGTTGCAGTAGTTGCTTGATTGGTTGCCGTGGTCGCTTGATTGGTTGCCGTAGCGTCACCTATAAATATTCCCTGACTTGCTGTACGACCATAAAATCCAGTACCTCCTCCACCAACACCGATGTTTGTAACTCCTGGTATAAAACCAGGGTCATTAAAGTTGTGACCGTGAGAGTCTTGTGTATGGTTGTGAGAATTTTGAGTATGGTTGTGAGAATCCTGTGTATGCGTATGGCTAGGCATTTCTGCACTGGTTAAAGTTACATATTGTGTACCCACAACCGTTCCGGAACTGTTGGCGATATCAAGACGACCCGCGTCAGAGCCACCCATGTTGTCAATACCAGCGACCGTGCGACCTCTAAGGTCAGGCAAGTTAAAAGTTGTTGACCCGTCACCCACGCCATAGGTTGTTGAAACAACTGCAAACAGCGCAGCGTATGTGGTTCTTGACACTGCCTGTCCGTAACAAAGCAGCCAATCGGTTGGCGCTGAAGAGCCTGCAAAAGCAATAACAGAACCTGTTGGTGATGTAGTCGTTGGGCCCGTTACACCTGTCGGTCCAGTCGCGCCAGTAATGCCAGTTGCTCCAGTAACACCAGTCGGTCCAGTTGGCCCTTGAACGCCTCCGACTCCGACATTGAGCGCCCACTTACCGTCCGTGAATGTCCAGGTCTTGCCATCTACCGTATGGTTGGCTCCTGGCGAGGGTGAGTTAGGGAAATCAATAGCCATGATTCCCTATTTTACACTATGTTGGTTAGCGACCTAGAACCACCAGAAGTGTTTAATAATAGAAAGACTGGCCAAAACAACCCACGCGACATTGAAAAGAATGATTGTTGGAAGAGTCTTTTTCGTGGATGTCCAAATCAGGGCGACGCTAGAGATGATGGCGAAGATATAGAGCCACCAGAACTGCTTGCCGAGAAGCAGGCCGGGAAAGATGATGGCAATCTTGGTGAAGAACCCCCAAGCCTCTACGGTATTGACTCGTGTCCAGTAGTCTTTGGACGACATTGTTTTTATGGCGTTGATTATTTTATTCATTATTAGGAACCACCCAAAACGTCACCGAGCGGTTTTTCGGCAAAGTCTTGGGAAATCTTAATAACCCAATTTTTAAAGTTTTGAGATGCATCGGGAAAAGGTGAAGGAATTTCTCTATAATCATCTCTCCCTTTCAGAAATTTTGCTAAATGCATATCGGGCATTGCGTCTATTTCATCAAGCACATCCTGAGGGGGGTTCAATACTTCTAAAGCCTTCTTTGAATACAAGGCCATTGGGTGTTCAGAATTGAAAGGTTCATCAACCATGAAAGACCATTCACGAAGATTCTTCAACAAAGAAAAAATTGTCCTGCCAAACCACATCATTGATGGTGTTTGCTCTGTCCTCATGTCTACCGCACGAACTTCTATGCCGTTTACCTTTGTTGTAAACTCTGCATAAATAATATAAAAATCTGGAATAGATGAAACTATTTTTTCCCATTTCGTAAGATGCCTCACAGAAGGAACGTAGTTCTCCGTGTGTACTTTGGGAGCAAAAAAATTTGCTTCGTTTTCGTATTCGGTACCAAGCACGACATGAACTGGGGCAAAGTCTGCATTGTCGCACCTGCCAAGCCGTGGGTAGTTTTTGCCCTCAACAATAAACTTGCTTTTCATCAAAAAGAAAACACCCATGTCGTCAGGGTTCATATCTCTTAAAAGTGTTTCATGTTCAAGCATTTAAATTTCTCCCAACTTTTCAACAAGCGCAAGTCTTCGGTTAACCAGCCTAGGTATTGCGCTGTAGGCAATATGTTCCGACCGGGATAAATATTCAGAAATTTCACCAAAGTGTGAAATCGTAATTTCTTCACCAATCTCAAAAGAGTCTGGGTCAATAGCGACAGTAAGAAGTTGAGCATATAGTTCTATTTCAATAATTTCAATAGCCATTTGAATAGCGTCTGATTTTGACTCAGAAGAGAGCATTCCATCAATGTTCATTATTGCCTCATTATTTTTTTAATTATTGATTTTTTTACTAATTCGCCTGCAAGGTCTTTGTCTACACGGATTCGTTCCCTGCGGTAAGGTGCTGCCGTTCCGTCATGGGGGGCAATATGACCCATCCCAAACCCAGTAGTTGAGACGTATTTAAAATAAGACTCGTCATTAAAGTCTATTTTTTCAAAATCTTGGTTGCGCTTGAATGGGACCAACTGGACTAAGGGAGTTCCGTGTTTTATTCCAAAAGCACGGTCTGTGGTTATGTTTAAAACCACATTAGCCAAATGGTAGAAATCCGTATGAACCACAGCCGGAACAACCGTGTAGTTTTCGTTTGGCTCCCAATAGACTGGAAGAATCATTGTTGACCAGCCTGGCGCTGTCTCAAATCTCCATGGATTTACTATTTTGGGGTACTGTCCTGTTTCTAGTTTTCTTACGCTTGTCATAGGGCATTCGCCCGTTGATTCATAACTAAAACCTGAAATATTTGCTATTCCTGCTTCAGGGCTGAATTCGTCAGCACCGTATTCCCAAGCACCATTGCCGTCAGGTCTAAATCTAAAATTAGTCCATGCCGGCAAGGTGACTCCAGCAGATAAAAAATCTATTGTTCCGGCGCACCTGCGTAAAGAGCCTGGGTGTTTTCCGATTTGCTTAAACCACTGAGGCGGTTGAGAAACGGAATTTACAGTTGGGGGAGACTCCATTAAGCGATTATCAACAGGAGTAAACCTAATTACCCCAGGCTTTACCTTCGGTAGTTTTTTCATTTTATAACCATTCGCTGTCTACGTATCTTATTTCCCTCAAAGCCTCTGCATGGTCAACAAGTTCATGTGCGTGTCTACCGTGACGTATCTCATCAAGTTTGTTATTTACTTGCTGTCGTAAATTGGTCGTATTCAAAGCCCTGACACATCCGGTTACGCCTATTAATCCTTGACCCTGAGCAACGTGAGCCATGTGGGGGGTTAGAAACATTTCTCCCGAATTTGAATCAAAGTCATATCTAGACGTGGGAACTTCAGACCATAAATCTATGATTGATTGAAGTTCCTCGTTGATTGTCATGTTAGTCATTGTTTCCCAAAACTTAGAATCAGTACGGTCAGAATAATAATGAAGCCTAATCATGGAAAGAATGTTGTTC